TTCCAACTACTTGCAAACCCTATGATAGCTACCTTTTTTTTCCTATCTGTTTCAATTACCTCTACTTTTTTGTTTGCCATTACTTAACCCCTCCACCTTAATTTATAATTATTTATTTTTGCTACTTTGTCTCTGTACTTACATAGTTCTGCGAATGCTGTCAAGTCGGAGCTTATAAATGCATCCTTGGTAAGTGTGTCTTTATTTAAAATGTAATGCCTTTCGACGTAGTTTAAACTTAAATCTATTGCTTGCTTGGATGCTGTTATATCTGGGGTATGATCGCTAAACCCTGAATAATGCATCATCTCTTTAAAGTTTACATTGCTGTAATGCGTAGGATACTCCGATACACAATATAAAAACTCTGCTCTGCCTTTATACGGTTTTGTGTTAATAAATCCCTTAAGGGTCTTAAGCCCCTCGGCGTTTATCATGCCTGTACTAATAAATACCCTATCAAATGCCCTCAAACACTCATCAATAAGCTCAATGTTTAACGCGTCTGGACTGGCTATTTTACACTCGCTAATATCCCTTGATAGTAACCTCTCAACCATACCTGTATGAAACAGAGTAAACAACGGTTTAATATTAGCCTGTTTACATTGGGATAAGATAAGATCTAAAACCTTATCAGTTACCTGATGATCGTCGTAGTATTGATAGTTACTAGTGTAATCTGGGTAATCTTTGTGAAGGTTGCGTACATCGTAAAGTTGGAATTTGATATAATCAATACCGACACGCCCTGCACTGCTTATCATGGTTTTAATATTGTCCTTGTTACCTTGGTGATTACAACATGCATCCGCTATTATCTTAGTAGTCATTGCTATCTCTCCTCTCCAAGTATCTTAGCTAGTTTGTTAAACACATACTCATCCGTCTTACGTCTGCTCTCCACCGTGTTGCCAGCGAGATGTGGGGTAACTAGTACCCTGTCTGTATCTATTAAATGCTTAGTAATCCAGTCACAGTAGGTCTCAGTTACATCTAAGGCGGCACCTTTGATTTGATCTGTATGTATTGCACACAACAATGCATAAGGATCTACCACGTTTGACCTAGATGTGTTGATGAGATAGGCACTCTGTTTCATTATCGAAAACTCTTTGTTGTCTATTAGACCCTCGTTTTCTGGTGTACCTGGTACATGCAATGTAACTATGTCAGCTTCGCTTAATACTCGCTTATCAAAAACGTTTTTAGGTGTATCTACATCAGCCACCACAACCTGCATACCAAAACCTAATGCTATCTTTTCTACCTGCTTACCTACTCTGCCGTAGCCGATAATACCTAAGGTCTTACCGTAGAGATCGTTGCCTGTGAATTTGTATCTGTCGCTTGCGCCTGTTGCACTCCCCATTTGCCTAGTTAGTGCCAAAATAAGGGCAAACGTGAACTCTGCTGTTGCGTGTATATTTTGATGTAACCAATCTTTATCATCTAAATATATAAGCTTTGCGTTGCTGTCTGTTAAGTCGATGTGTTGTGTGCCTGTGCATGGTGTTAGGATATACTTTAAGTTAACGTAATTCCGTGCCATCACAGGCTCTAACTTTGTGTATAAAACCTCGATATCCCTATTATATGCACATGTCACTGGCAAAAACCCACTGTTATAGTCGGGTTTTTCGATATAATAATAACCATTTGGCTTTATTACCTTAGCCGTGATAATCACCTCCCTATAAGTTTTATCTTGCCATCCTTGACCATCTGTGTTATTTGATAGTCCCGAAATCCTTTTGATATAAGCTCCTTACGTGCGTAAACCCCACCCTGTACATACGGTATTTCCTCGCGCTCAACGGATCTATAGTACATCATCCTATTGATGCCTTGGCTTAATGCGTCTACTTGGTCATCGTGTTTCCCATTGGGGAACTGCGATGCCTCATTAACAAAATCATTAGTAAACGGAGCGTTGAGTGGCAACCACACATGCCCCGACTCAATATGATGTGATATAGCATTAACCCTCGCTACTTTACCACCCTCAGGATTAACAGGTACAATCCCTGATATACTCTTTTGTAGGATAGATATAACGGCAGAGCCGTTAGCCTTGTCCTCAACAAATATCCTCGTTGACTGCGTGTGCTTCGTCTTCATGGTTTTAATGGCTTGCAGTGTGGTAGGGAAGTCCATCCTATCCCTTACCTGATCAATAAGATAACAATCAATATCTATCATGCCCCATACCTGCCCGACCACGTAGTCACTGCTCTCGGTGTCTTTAAAGGTGCAATCCCAACTCATGCAAACCCTGTCAAACTTGTCTGGTAAGGTGGTGTAGTACTGCCACCAATCACGTCTTAATAGGTTACCCTCTAAACATGTAGGTCTGCCTTGCATCAACGCATGCCACGCTCTAGTACCTTCGTCGCGCATGTATGACTGTTTGTAGTCTGCAAGCCATGCTTTATCTTTGCCAATCTCTGGAAATAGAGGGTCGCCCGGTTGTCTACCTAATATATCACCGTCCCCCGCCTCAAGGGGTATGTTAATCTCTGCCCACTTACCAGACTCATATTGTAGTAACCTACCTGCTAAATCGTCCTCGTGCCACCTCGTCTGGATAAGTATAATCCTGCCATCCGACGACAACCTCGTGTTAATGGAGTTAAGGTACTCGTCCCACACCCTATTACGGTACGTCTCCGAGTCTGCTTCCAAGCGATTTTTTATTGGGTCGTCTATTATGATAAGATCTGCCGATTGTCCTGTTATACCTGCCGTAATACCCCTAGATTTAAGACTACCTTTGAGGTTATCTAGCTCAAAGTCTGTATCGGATCTGCTTGTCCGTGATATGGAGATACCAAATAACTTATCACCGTACTCTTGTATTTTTTGCCTGTTGCGTCTACCAAATCGTCTGGCTAAGTCGTCTCCATATGATACCACTATGACTCTTTTAAGGGGGTTTTTACCTAGGTAGTACGATGGTAAGGTCTCACTTACTAGCATCGACTTACCGTGTTGTGGTGGTATAGATATGATGAGATTTTTACTGTTACGTGCGTCTGCTAGTAGCTTATCAATCCTATCTGATATGTACCTTATGTGCTTGCCTACTATATAAGTATCACCGTGGACGTAGCTAGCGTATTTAAGATATGATGATGTCGCATCGTTGTACTCTTGTCTTTGTGCCAAATCAAAAAGAGCTTGTATCTCATCGATAGTAAGCTCATCGGCATGGTGCTCTATTGTATATGCTATCTCGTCATTTGACAATATCATTTTACTCTCTTAATAAGGTACTTAGCTCTAAGCTTTGCTAGCAACTCGTCCTTATCTACCTCACTTGTTTTGTCTTTTTTATCGAACATTTGCTTGTAATCTGCTAGATACTTACTTGCTTGTAATCTTATGCGTGGATCTAAGGTCTGATCAAAAAATATCCTTGCCCACTCACGCTCAATTTCGGCCTCTGTTACGGTGCGATGTGTGGGTATGACGTCGGCAAAATCAGTATCTATGATATACCTACAATCCAACGCTAACATCCGATAACCTCGTTTTTTTTGCGCCTCGGCACCTAATACATGCACTAATATGTGCCTGATATCTTGCTCTTTGTCCACTAACTTACAGCTATATTTGCTGTATAACGCCCTTAGTCTGATGTATAACTTGTCATCCTCGCGGATAACGTGTTGCCTATCATGCAGGGTATAACCCCACGCATAATATTGCTCTAATTTTGTTGCCGCATCTATGTATATTGTATCTGACATGCTATCACCTACCTTGCTCATGTTACTATGTTAATACACATAGAGTTAATTAACGTATATTTATTTTTGACCGTCGTCTTACTGTGGTATCTATAATTTACATCTATTTACAAAAAACATAAACACGTCATTTTTTTTGCGTTGTAAATAACTTACATAAAACAAGACTTTTTGTTTAAAATCGGGACGCCATATTTTGTAAGTAACCAATCTGGTCACCATATTTTACCATGGTAAAATAAGCAAGCCCAGTTGTCGCAAGGGTTTCCGAGCTGGGAAAAAATGTATGGTCAAAAAAAAAAGTGGTGTTGTCCAGCTCGGAAATGCAGTCATTGGTAGCGTTTTCAGAGTTATCCACAGGTCCATATATATATATATGGACAGTAATATATATATACCTTACTGACAGAGCAATATTTACGGATTTTTCGTTTTTTTTGTTTTTTTTTGAGGGGGTATATGTTTTTTTGCTGTCCATTTGTCCACGACCACCTCGAACGCAGTGATATCAACGCTTTCGGGGTTTTTGTGTTTGTCCAATTGGACAGCAAAAAATGACCAAACAGGCACATCTACCCACATATTTACATTAATGTTATGTGTATACATTAACCAGATATTTACAGTAATTATACATATTATATGTTTGTGTATAGCTAGTTAATGTATATAATGTATATAATGAAGAAACTCATACCATGCCGACCACAGTTATACAATATGCACAAAAACCTTATCTAAAAACTGTGCAACATTACGGGTATACAAAACTAACTAACTAACATATAATAGTTTTAGCAAGACAACAAAAAACAAAAACAAAAAAACAAGGAGGACGATTAAAGATGAGAAAAACTGTATATGTAAATACCGTAGGGGGACAATTGTACGATAGTTTAGCCAAGGGAGCGATAAATGATTATATGACGTTATGGGCAGTTGTATTAGACGTAAAA